GCCGAGACCCTGGCCGGCGACCTGGGCGCCAGCATTGGCCAGCCCACCGGCGGCGCCGCCGCTGTATTGCGCAATCTTGATCGGCTCGACCGCCTTGGCGACGTTATAGGCCGACAACACGCCAGCGCGCTCGTTGCCGGCCAGGCGGATGTCTTGCCCTGCCGTGTTGAAGATGGTGTTGGCGCGGTTGGTCAGGCCATACTGCGAGCCACCGTAGGCTTGCACGTTGGCCAAGGCGGCTATTCGCTTGCGTGCCTCGATCGCCGCCTGCTGGATGTGGCCCTGGATCGCCGTCTTCATTTCGTCGGAGCCGTTCTGCTGGCCCGAGAACATGGCCGAGGCGAGCGCATTCGGATCGCCTTCGGCCTGGTTGGCGAGCTCCTCCGGCGTCAGTGCCTTGGTTAACCGCGCCGCTTCGCTTTCTTGGGCTTCGGTCTGCTTGCCGGCACTGAGCTCATCAAGCGAGCCGCTGCGCGCGGCCTCGGCGTTGAGCCGCAACTGCTCGTCGCGCTTCAAATACTCCTGCGATTGGCGCCGCTGATAGGCGACCCATTGGTCGTTGGCCGACTGCTGCTGGCTCGCCATGTCCTGCTGCTGCTGCATGTTGTACATCGACATGCCGATCGAGAAGCCCAGGCCGATGATCGAGACGGGATCGCACATGGTTCAGCCTGTTACGGTTCCAGATCCAGATTCGCGGCCAGTCCTAGCGGTGAGTGCCTTGTTAGCTTGGTATTCGCCGACTGCCGGCGCGACCGCGGAACCTAATCCGATGGCGATCGGCTTGAACATATCACCCAATGCGCCCGGGTTCGGCTGCTGCAACTGCGCATTGCCCGCAGATGTCGCTGCCGTGTTGGCGGCGACGGTCGGATCCTCGGTGGCGTACAGCTGGTTGTAGGCTTGTTGCTGTTGCGCGGCGATCGATTTGCGCAGCTCCGCGGTGTCGGTGTCGGCTTTGGCCTTCAGCGCCGCTTCGTTGACGCCCTGCTGCTCGGTCAGCTTGTTCTGCACAAAGCCGGCCGCTCCCGATCGTAACAATCCCGCCCTGGCGAGATCCGCTTCGGAGGTGCGCTTGGCTTCGCCATACTGCTTCTCCAACTGCGGTAGCGTGTAGTCGAGCCCAGCCTTGCGATACTTTTCATAGAAAGAATCGCCGAAGTTGTCGTTACCAAAGATGCTGTCGATCGCCGTCTTGCCCTGGTTCAATCGGGCCTGGCGCTCGTTCTCTTTGTCGCGAGCTTCCTGGGCGCGCTGCATCTCCAGCTGCACCATTTGATTGTTCGATGGTCCGCTTCCGCCTTTGCCGCCCATGTCGTCACCTCATACTTGCGCGTTTGGATCGGCGCCCGGCTGCTTGTAATCCGCCCAGTAACCTGGCGGCGTCAGCACAGACTTGGCGACGATGTTGCCGGTTGAATCCTTGGTGGTCTCGGTGCCGGACACGCCCTCGGCCGGCGTGGTCGTGCTGTCCGGTTTCGAGGTATCTTCCGCAGGCTTGGCTGTGGCATCAGACGCCGCTTTTTTGACGTTGATGTTCGACTGGTAGCCGCTCATGTCGAGCGGCGCCTTCTTGGCCAGCGTCTGTTGCGCCTCTTCCAAGGTTGCATTGCCCGACTTGTCGAGCGGTTCCTGGTAGTACTGCTGTCCGCCGCCGCCCTTGCCACCCATGTTGGCCCCTTACTTGGTTACGCTCAGGCTGCCCGACGTGCTCGGCGCCTTCTGCTTGCCTTGTGAATCCCAATTGGATGGCGGTGCCAGCAACGTTGAGGCGAGCTTGTCGCCGGTTGTGGTCTGCAGTTTGCTGCCGGCGCTGATCGGGCTGCCGGCCGAGATCGGGTCGCCGAGCGGGGCGTTCGGATCGACCGCCGGTGTGACCGGCGCGGCAGCGGCGGGCGCGACGATCGGCGCCTCGATCGGCGGCGCGACCGGCGCCGGCGCGGGTGCTTCGGGTGCGGGCGCAGCTACAGGCGCTTCCGGTGCGGGCGGCGGGATCCAGTTTGGATCGGTATCCCGGTTCCAGAAATTGCCGTAGCCGTCGTAGTCGGCCGGCAGCGCCGGGTTCCGGATCATGCTGCCGTAGCCGTCGTAGATCTCGTCCGGCTCTATCCGGTAGCCGCCGTAGCCGTCATAGACTGAGTAGGGCATGGCTCACCTATTTGGTTGTGCTGATGCTGCCGGGCGCCGTCGCCGGCCGCTGCGGTTGATTTGTCCAAATCGATGGCGGCGGCAGCAGGCTGCCGGCCAGCAGGGCGCCGGTCGATTGCGGCGGCCCGCCGCCGGGCTGCAGCTTGCTGATGATCGGCCCGCCGGGCGAGATCGGCGGCCCGAGCGGTTCAACCGGCGCCGCCGGGCCAGCCGGCGCGGCTACGGGTGGCGCTACCGCCGCCGGTGGCGGTGCCATTTGCGCTGGCGCCATCGGCAGGTTTAACGGTGGTGGCGGCGCCGGTGTTGGTTCCGGTACCGCCGCCCAGCCCGGCACATCCCCCCAATGCGCTCCGCCGCCTATGTCGTTCCAGGGCATGGCTACACCTGTCCCTCGGTTGTCATACTGCCGTTGCCGGATGACCGCGGTTTCGGCTGGCTTAATTGATCGGTCCACATCGATGGCGCGGTGAGTGACTGCGCCATTTTTGATCCGGTGCTGCTGTCCGGTGTGGTGCTAATGCTGCCGGAGGTTGACTGCTCTGGCGCGGCGGGTTCTGGCGTCGGCGCGGGTGCGGCGGAAGCTTGTGTTCCCGCGGGCGCGGGCGCCTGCTCTGACGCAGCTGCAGCTGGTTGCTCGGCATCCCAACCCCACCCGGCCGACCGTGCCACTGGCCCCCAGGTGACCGCGGATCCGCCAGGTGGTGCGCCGCCTTTACCCTTGCCACCCATTACAATACCACCGTGAAAATCATGCCGACCGGCTCGCCACCGAAGTGCCGGCCGATCATGTTCATCAACGAGTTCTGCGCCGGCATGCCTGAGCAGATCGGGAAGTTGATCACCTTGCAGCCGTCGCGGCGGGCTAAGGTTATGACCATGTCGACCAGGCGGCGACCGAGGTCGGTGCGCTGATACTTCGGGATGGTGTAGGTCTCGTCCATCACGCCCATCGGTTCGGAGAACACTTCGAACACGTGGTAGCTGCAAACGCCGACCAGTTTGTTGTTGTCCAGCGTATCCAGCGCGATGACGTACATGGCGAACTGGGTGCCGACCGCGTTCGCCAGGTAGCGTTCGGTTTTCTCGCGGTGATACTTCAAATGCTTGGCCCAGCCTGACAGATGGAAAAACTCGCCGAGGAAGTCGGCAAGCATTGGAGCATCGGCCGCTTCCGCCATGCGGACGTTAATGTGCGGGGTACGCACCGACCGCTTTGATTTCGGTAGTTTGATAACCGGAATATTCATCAGCTAGCCACCTGTATGAAACGAAGTCCTCGCCGTCGACGCCGTAGCCGTTCAGCACGCCTTCGGCCTTGGCGCCAATCAAACCCATAAATCTGCGGACATCGTCGCGTCGTCGTAGCGCCACCGCTTCGACCCGGTGGATATTCAGCTCGACCAACAGCGGCAGCACAAACCCCCGTATCTGCCGCACCATTGGTAGCACGGCGCGGCCCCAGTCGGCAGTGCCGAAAGCAAATCCTGCGGCCACGCCGTGGCGTTGCTGCGCGGCACCCCAGATCGAGATCGGGCCGCAGTCGAAGTCCCAGGCGCAGAACGCAAACAAGCCGCGCCGGGTGATGTGACCAGCCAATTGGCTGAGGTCGGCGCCGGCTGCCTGCATTTCTTCTCGGTCGGCGCTACGCAGATTGGTGAGCACCGCTTGAACCATGCCGCGGTCGGCGATGGCGATCTCGATCATCCGGTCTCTCCACCGATGTAGTGTACGATCCGATTGGCCAGCACCTGCGGGCCGAGATCCTGCGAGCGCAGCCGCAGCGACATGTGGGTGGTATGGCCGTGCAACTCGATTTTGCCTTGCGCGAATGACGGTCCGTTGAACTCGCCGATGAAGTCTTCGACCTCCGGCGATTCGACGTTGAACGCAGCTGACACCTGCCACGGCACCCCATAGCAGGTGGCGTCGATGGCGCTGAACGATTTGAAGGTCGCCACCCCCTCGCCGGCGTGAAACGGAAAGATCAGCTCGACCGGGCAGTCGTCATAGACCGGGCCGAGATCGGAGGTGCCGCCATAGGCATAGACGGTGTTGTTGTCGTCGCGCACCACCACCCGGTTCTGGTGGATGCAGGCGGCAGTGATCACGAAGCCGGCGTCGTACTCCGACCAGGCTGTGATCTTCGGTCCCGGAAACGCCGACAACACGTAGATCTTCGAGCTCATCGGCGATTCTTCGTCGACCTGCGAGCCAGCCATAATGATCCAAAACCGGCCGGTTACCGGCTGCAACAGCGCGATCGTGCCGCTCATCCAGTCCGGCCCCATGGCGCGGAATAGATCCTGCAT